TTTTCAAACATAGTCTTATCATTTTCTTCTAATCGCGTTAAACGCCAATCTTGTTCGTGTCGTTTGGTAAATCCAAACATTACACCACCCACTTTTTGTTAAATTAAAAAGCCACAAGCATTACACCTGTGACTTTTCATCTTTTGTTTCTGGATATTTTTCACCAGTGATCAATGCATATTCTTCTTTGTCGATTACACCCATGTCTACGTACCACTTAATTTGCTCATTTTTATAGCAACCCCACACATAAAAAGTTTTAATGTCCTTGAAAGTTGGATAAATCATATTAATTTTCTCCATTTAAACGTCCCCCTCTGTATTTGTTTTACCAGCTTTTAGTTCAGTCAACTGTTGTGTTAACATAGCGTTTTGTTGCTTTAATTCCATCGCCAAAATGTTTACTTGCGTCACCTGCATTTGCATACTTGCAACCATTCCGCGAAGTTCTTCATCACTCAAATCTGATTCACTTTGTTGGTTTGATGCATTCGGTACGTCTTCTTTTTCGAAATTGCTATTGTATTTAATTTCGCCGTTAGTGAAAACAAACTTTCTAGGTTCGAACTCTTCTTTAAATTTAATAGGCACATTGTTATCATCTACATCTAAACTATTGCGTAAACCGCCAGTATTAACGAATCCGATAACTTCGTTTTTATCGTTTACTGTGATTTTCATTATTTCCACCCCATAATTTTAGTTATAGTAACTTTGTTGGCATTCGCTCCAGAACCTGATGTTTTACCTAAATCAAAGTACACATCGTTATCTATTCTTAAAGTAGTGCTACTTGTTTTGGATAGTAAGCACTCATAAATACCGCCACCGTTGCCGTCTGAGTCAACTACATTCGCTTTACTCAATTGAATCGCGTTAGGTAATGCGGTTAGTCCGAATCCCTCAATAACGCCACCTGGATAAGTTCCACTTACCAACAAAATAGAATAGTTTGTGTACGGTTCAGTTAGATTGATTGTTGTACCTACACCATTTGCTCCACCGTCGAACAATACCGTTGACTTATGTTCATTAGGAACTGTCCACTGTTGCTCAAGTCTTCCGTTTGTGATTGATCGTGTGTAAATCTTTTTAGAGTTATAAGGTGTGAAGTTAAATAGCTTGTTTGTATCATCTTTAACGAATACCGATAAATAACCCTCATAACTTTCAACGCTACCTGGTAAATCCGGCACTCTTGTTGCATAGTAATTACCAGCAGTTAAATATCCCAAATCGCCTTGCGCATTATTTAAGTTAACTTGAATTGATTGACCATTCGCCTCTGTCATCTTATGTTGTTGCCAGCTCGTTGTTCCGAATTTATCATCTACATACTGCTTAGCTTGATTTAAAGCGTTGTTAGACGTTTCTTCAACAAATTGCTTAGTTAAGTTTCCATCATTCTTTTTATAAAACGGGTACCATGTGCCGTAGATTTTGTATTTTGTGTACTCATCGTTTGAATCGTCTGGGTACCATGTTGCACGAGCAGTATTATTATCAACAACATAAACAACTAACACACCAGATTTGCTTGATGTATAAGTTGATTCATCGAACGAAGAACCGTCATCAACACCATCTTGTCCAGGCTTCTCTAACGTGCCTATATCCGTCTTTTCTGGCGCATCTGTTGCATTAGTAATATGAATAATCCTAGATGTGTTAACTGCGCTTAAAACGCTATCTATGGACTGCTCATACGATTCAATTGCTTTACCGTAATCATCTGTAAGTTTAGACTTTTGCCAATTTGTTGTTGAATTAACTTTAACAAGGTCAGCGCCATTGATTTGTTGTTCAACTTCGTTAACACGTTCAAAAATCGCTTGCTCTTTTTCAACTATTTTATCGACTTCAGCTGTAACAGCTTGTGTTGCACTAGTTTGCGTCGCAGTAATAGCTTGTATAGCTTCGTTTTGCTTGATTTCGATTTGTTGAATGCCTTTTGTCGCACTATCATTCACTTTTGCTATTAACGTTTGTGTATCAGCCATATTTTGCTTTAATTGGTTAAAGTCTTTACCGACAGCTTCGATAGTATCTTGAATAGATTTGATATAAACAAGCTTTGTTATACCATCAAACCCACTAACTAAATCATTTTCAATATTGAAGCTAAATTGACGTTCAACAACAACATTATTACTCCCGTTTTGTGTAAAGAATGCCTGAGCATGCACCTTGCCTGAATGTTTTAAAAATTCATTCGGTATCACATACTGCAAACGCCCATTAATTGCGTCTACTATCGTTAATTCGTCTGAAATATAAGCGCCTCTATCTACGTTATAATCATCGGTTTTTAACACGATAGATGTCTTAACATGTTCAGAACTTATAGATAACGGTCTGTTATTCTTAGTTACTGCAAAATTTAAAACACCAGTTCCTCTATCTGATTCATAGAAACTGATGTTTGTGTCAATAATTGGATTATATTGTGATGTTGTTTGTAACTCGATTAAGTTATCATCTTTCGAAAAATTATCTACTACCATTATTCAACCACCTTTCCCTCGAATAAACTCCATTTACCAACGCCACCAGTACCAAAGTTTCTAACTAAAAATTGATGTGCAGACGGGAAGTTATTACGTCTTAATACTTGTGTTGTGTTACCTGGTGTATTCGATTTTACTTCTAATATCCAACCTGCAATACCTTTAAAGTCTTTAGGAAAATCAGTAAATCGTTTTGATTCTTCAGTAGTGATATAGAAATCTAAACCAACGATTTTTAAATCTGATAATTTTGTAATATTCTTAGGGATATGTTCCCAATAACCGGCGTTTTGCGGACAGAAATTCCATGCTCCGTTGTTTTTCTTATTGAAAATGTCAATGACACGTTCGAATTTAAGCATATTTCTACCTGTGCTGTTTCTGGTAAGTACTTGTCTTAGAGCACCATTATAGTGTCCAGGCAGTACATCAAAGAACCAACCTGCATCTCTAAACGCTTTCGGTAACGGGAAATCTAACGCATTTTGTGTGTCTTGCGTATAGATATAGTAATGACCAACTTCCGTAATATCACTTAGATATGCTGGGTTCTGTATTGGTAACGGTTTAACACGTCCGCCTGAATCAGTCATCGATACTTGAGGTGCAATGTTTTTTAAGAATTGGTTAACACCTCTTTGGCCGATGGAATAAATTGAGTGATGTCTGTTGTTACCAGGTCCAATAGTTACCCCTATTAAAAGCGCTTTGCGTCCTGTTTCTAGATCGTAATACATATCTAGACCCTCAGCTTCTTGGAAGTCTCCTTTAAAGTTATTATTCACACCGCCAATATCGATACGTCGTTTAAATAACAATTCTTTTGTTTTTATATCGAAACCTTGTAAGTAGTTAGGGTTGGCTGTATTCGAATCACCTGTATACCAATATAAGATACCTGCATCATAAGTGATACCTTGCATAGGTTGTGTATCTGAAGTGTATTCCATAGGTATATCCATTTGATACAATACTTTGTCTATACCTTTATCAATATCGTCAGCACTTCTAACCTCAACAAAGTTCAACGAATTCTTAGCTTGTCTTTCAGAAGCTTTATATTCACGTCTGAAAATCATTAAATTTTCTATAGGATTATAAATCGCTGACGTATATCTGTCGTTAAATATATTCGGCATGACATCTTGCATTTCATTACCATAAGTTATTTCTCCAGTTCTATATTGGAAACGTACAAACTTGTTGTTTTTGTTACTGTCCAATACAGCTGAATAAATCCATAATTCTCCATCAATGTATCTATACGCATTGTGTGTACCGTGACCGCCGTTTTTAACAAGCAATCTATCAATAAATTGTCCGTTGGGCTTCAATCTAGATAACATGTAATGATTACCTGGACGAGCTTGCGTCATATAAATAATTTTCGTTCTAGGGTCTACCCAAAATGATTGCATTACTGCGTTAGTATATGGCGATAAATCTGTGATGAATTCCGGTTCTTGCTCTTTTGGTTCGAATCGGTATTCTGTCGCTCGATATTCTTTATAGTTTTCATCTACAGCTTTCTCAACCTTTTTAGTGAAAGCATCTAGTGTTGAATAATCATGATACAAACGATCTTGCAATGTCTTATGATCATAACCAGTATTATCAACACGCGCGTCTTTTACTTCGTTGATACCGTCGCCGTTATGACCTAGTACCATGTTGCTAAATCGACCGTTTAAATATGTTAAAAAGTCAGAGACGCTACTTGTAACATTTAAATGTTCATACTTTATTTGCTCTCCATTATGTGCAAATACCTCTTTATTTCTATGATATTCAAGAGAGAAATTAAAATCAGTCAGCATGTCTGAAATAAGCTTGAAATTATACTCATTTTCATCTACATATCTGTAATCGAAAACTCTACTTAAGTCTGTAATTAATTTGTTATCCATGTCTTCCTCCTTTTCTATCCGTAAAACTGGTAATAATTTTTAATAAGTTCGTACATAATAACTTCATGACCCCTCTCGTTCGGATGCAATCCGTCTGGCATACTTGATTTTCTGAACGCTGGATTATATGGTTTAAAATAATCTGTATGATAGGCATCATATACTGGTACATCCAATTCACTACAAGCCAATATCTGAGCATTGACATAATCCTCTAACGTTAACCCTAGTTTGTTTTTATCCGTATCTTTACGACGTATCGTTGTGCCACTCATAGGACATTGTCTAGTAGCTGTCATAACAAGTATTTTTGAAGCCGGATTATTTTTCCGGATAACTTCAATTGCAGAACAAAAGGCACCGTAAAACGTTTTTGTATCCGTTTTATCAGTGCCTATCGGTACACCTGCCCAATAACCATGTAACCAGTCATCATCTGTACCTTGTAATATGATTAGGTCTCCTCTTATTTGCTCTGCTTGTCTAAAAATGCTGTTTTCTACCGCTTCTTTACCTATTGGAACTGTTGCCATTGTAGCGCCACCTCTTGCAAGGTTGGTCGTTTTGGCTTTCAATTTCTTGCCTAACATTTCTGTGAAATTAGTTTTTGCGTGCGACCCTCTAGCTACAGAATCACCAATCGTTCCAATTGTTTTTACATCTTTAATGTTTGATTTATCTATAAAATCGTGAACGATAGTGCCGTCAGATGTAGTCACAGTTTTAGAGCTTACTTTCTGTTGTTTGTCTTCAATTAGATCAGTTCTACTCATTAAATCAAGTGTGGATTTAGCTATCGATGCAACTTTAGATTTTAAGTTTTCTGCCGCTTTACTAGGATTAGAAAGGTTAACATCGTTTAATCCAGAAACATAATTAGCAGCAGTATTTACTTTCTTCATATATCGTTGTTCTCGATTAAACTCACCAAGCGTTACATCTTGCTTAACAATTACATTGTTTATACCCCTAATCGTTTTAACTTGTACTATACGGACTAAATCATTCAAACCTAGTTTGGTAGATTTTATTTGTACTATGTCTCCGGGTTGTGGGTCTGCTTCTGGATATGATTCTCTTAAGACCAAAAAATCTAAAGACAAAGATTGTTTTAACGACTTTTTCAATCTCGATTGCAATTCTTTATCCATAGTTTCTTGGTCAGTCACTTTACCATCTTTAAATGGTTCTGCGTGGATATCGCCATATATCTCAGCTAATGCGCTTCTAGCTTCCATTACGAGCCCAGCGTGTTCGAATGTTTCTTCTCCTGAATAATTACCATATCCTCTAATGAAGGTGGCGAAATCACTTGCATCTTCCTCGAGTTTTATAGCGTTGGCGTTGACTTCGTCAGAAATAAAATAAGACGCTTTTTGATTTGCAAAAGGCGTCAATACAAACTTATATCTGTCTTTCTTTTTGTCATACGTTATTTTATATTCTAAACCGAAATGTTCTAATCCCTTTTTAAACATTTCTAACCTTGTGTCGCCTTCACCACCATTTTCAAACTTCGAAGACTTAACCTTACCTTCGACTTCAAAAAGCATTCCAGTACCTTGAAACACAATGTTAAAATATCTTTCTACTGTAAAAGATCCTGTTACATTAACATAAATCCTATCAATCATTAACTTGTCTATAGGAATCTCTCTAGCAGTACATTCAACCAGTTGTCTGTCGCCTTCTGATTTCCTATCAATGACAGTTATTACATATTCTTTCTTGTCGTTTTCACCTTCGACATGACTAACAATCCATCTTTTCCCTATAGCGTTAATAACTTCATAAGTATATTTATTTTCTAGAATATCAAAAGTTAATACACCGTCAGCATTAACTTTTTTTACTAAAGTTGTTTCTACTGGTACAGGTGCGCCATTACCTTTAGGTGGTCTTACAATTATTGTCATTCTGACACCTACTTATAATAAAATTTCAAATCAAACTGAACTTTTTGAACTGTTTGATTAAACTCAAATTTATTAGCTCCGTATTTAAATTTTGGTTGGGCTATGTTCGTTTCAGTGCTTATTTCGACACCGTTTTTATAAACTCGAAAGCTATCATAAACAATTTTGTCTCCAGCTTTTAGTTTAATCCCCTCAATTTTCATTATTTCAGCATGCGTTAAATTCCATACAAACGATTCTGTATCTTCGCCTAAAATAATTGTTATCTTTTTATACATGTTGAATTGGTCGTTAGGAGCACTACCATGATAGTAAACTGTACCTTTGCTCAAATTTTCAAATGTATACTTTCTTTTGTCTCCGCCTGCATGCCAATCAATATTAAAATCAAACGACCACAATCCAACCTTTTTGTTTTCTTCTAACTCTAGGCTTGTTCCAATACTTTCACCGTATGGTAATTCTGTAGTTTCGAATTTTAGTTCAAAAGAAACTTTATTACCTTTTTGTTTAGGGTTTATAACTCCGTTAAAAATAACTTTATACTGTTTACCATTTACATAAATTTGTTGATCGTGTCTTGAATATTCGTAATCCGGGAAGTTGTTTTTATCTAATTTCACGTAATCATCAGAAGTTGGTTGAGTAAACCTGTAATTCAACTCTTCTTTTCTTCTGATTTCTCGCAAATACATAGGTTCTATGTCTGTCGTTAACGAATACAACATATCTCGCATATAAGCAATGTCTGAACGATTTTTAACTTTACAAAAACAAGGAACAACTATATCTCTACTGATATAATTGCTCCCCATTAATATACGACCGTTCATATTTTCTTTGTCTTGATACTTTGTGTTGATTTGCATGCTATCAATTACTATATCGTTAACGATAAACCCGTATTCACTTAATTTGATTACAGTACCATCTTTTTTTGTTAATTCTATGTCCATTTGTAACCTCCTTTATAAGTAATACTCAGAATTGCGTTTAGCATTTCTGCCGTTAACAATACTAGTAAGCGCATCGTTATTGACATCGAATTCAACTTTAACAGTTTTCATGTTCGGTGATGTTTCAATAGAATGTGTGTGTTGTACTTGCGCATTTATATTTCCACCTAAATTACTTAAGTTTCCTGTAATACTAGAAATGTCAGGTGCGTTTAATGTAGGTTGAAATGCATCAACTACTTTATCTGCAACATTAGAAACATTACGGATAACTTTACTTGAATGATTATCTATACCTTTAACGAAACCTAGCATTGAATACATACCAACATCCATGAATTCACGTGAAGGTGAGTGAATACCTAGCGCTCTTTTGGCTGCATTTAAAGCACCTTTTGCTACACTAGCTGCTTTTTCAGCTAAGTCTCTAGCCATATTACCAATACCTCTCATCAAACCACGGATCATATCAGCACCTGCTGATACAAAGTCATCCACAAAGCTTTTAACTTTATTTACTGCATTTGTCATACCTTGACTAACTTTGTTTACAACATTAACGAATCCTTGAACAACTCTATTAACAAAGTTAATTAGCGTACTTGTTATAGTAGATACCCATTGCATACCTTTAGTGACAATGAAGTTCCAAGCTTGAGACATTTTGTCTGATATAGTTGATACAACTTGTGTGAATATACTTACAACTTTATTCCAAATCGTCGTTAATATACCAGATAAGAAACTCCAAATCGTATTCCAGATATTAGAAATGAAACTCCATGCCGCTTGTAACGCAGTAGAGATAGCTGTAGTGATAGCGTTCCAAACCTTAGTTGCCACAGTAACTATAGTGTTCCACAACGTTTGTAAGAACGTCCAAATAGCGTTCCAAATTGTCATTGCGATAGTCATGATTGTTGTAAACACAGTAGTTATTACAGTGACCAACAAATTCCAAATCGTTGTAGCGATTGTAATTATCGTATTCCAGATTGTACTTAAGAACGTCCAAATAGCTGTCCATATCGTCATAACTATTGTCATTATCGTCGTGAAAACAGTTGTAATGATTGTAACTAAAAGGTTCCATACTGTTGTTGCAATAGCGATAATTCCATTCCATAGCCCTTGTAAATAAGCGACTATTTGATTCCAAACAATCATTATAAAATTGTAAACATTCGATACTGCTGTAGTGATAGCTGTTAAAATAGCATTCCATACAACCGAAGCTACAGCTTTTAATACATTCCAAACATTAACCATAAACGTTTTTATCGCATTCCAAGCATTTATAATAAAGTTTCTGAATCCTTCATTTTTATTCCACAATAAAACGAATATAGCTATTAATGCAGCAATTACACCAATTACTATTGTTATTGGACCGCCTAAAATACCAAACACAGTTACTAGTCCTGTGATAGCATTTCTAATTAATCCAATCTTACCGAATAACAATTGGAATATAGCTGTAACTAATTTTATTGGACCTTTTAACGATGTCATTGCCTTACTTAATACTAAAGTTCCTGTTTTAGCCCAACCAAACTTAGTTACTAATGCAACCAATCTTGCTGCTAATGGTCCTAAAAAGTCCATTACCGCTAATATTGGAGCAATTAAAAATCTAAATGCACCAACTAAAGTTATAATGACACCAACTAATTGTGCTGTAGCTGGATGCGCCTCAAACAAGTTAGCTATCCAACCAGTTATTGCAACTGCAACGCGTAATACTGCACTAGCTATAGGAGCCATCGCTGTTGCGAATGCAACTAATCCTCTTGCAATGTTCCCAATTAATTGCATTATTAGTGGTCCATTAGTTTGTATATAGCTGACAAAATCTTTAAAACCTTGAGATTGCCCGACTTGTTCAGACCATTCTCTAAACTTAGCCGTCATCTGTTCGAGAGACTGGAAGATTCCAGTTGATGACCCACTAAATGCATTCATCAAATTGTTAATTCCAGCAAAAACATTTTTAAAAATATTGCCAATGATAGGTAAATTTGTTTTTGTGTATTCAATAAAACGAGTTATCGAATTTTCTCCAGCTGCACTATTAGCCCAATTAGAGAACGATTGACCTAATCTGTCTAACCAATCAGCCGACCATTGAAACAGTGGTGCTAATTGCGTGAATACATTGACTAATCCGTCACCAAAACCGCCTACAGCACTTAATAGCTTGTTAAATACCGAAACACCCGTTGTATTCATCATATTAAAGAATCTTGAAGCTACACTGCTATTTTCAGCCCATTTAAGCACGCTTTGAGACGCTTCTTCCATTCCTCTTGAAATACCACTAAAAAATGGTTGTAAGCTCTGCATTGCAGTTTTAACAGTATTTAAACCATTTGCAAGAGTTGTGAAGATAGCGGATTGATTTTGCTTTATAATATCAGTCCATGCTGACTTTACGCCATCTAACGCTTTTTTGTATTCGTTTGTTGCTGAGCTAGCTTGTAAAGTGCCATCATTAAGCATCTTTATAGCGCTGATAGCCATTGCGCCAAATGCTACAAAGCCAGCGCCGGCTATTGCTACCGCACCACCTAAAGCAAGTACACCGCCAGTTAACACTTTGATAGCGTTTAATAGCGCAAATACTACAGGTACTACGCTCGCTATTACAGGTATTAAGATACTAAAAGATGAAGTTAGTAATCCACCAACCATATTAGAACCTACAGTACCGAACACACGGAACATATTAGCTAAATTCCCCATCTGTCTTTGGAAATTGTCGTTTGCTTTTATTATGTAGGCATAAGCTTTCTTTAAACCATTAGTATCGACATCTACCTTTGTTGTTTTTTTGTTTGGCAATGCGTCTAACGATTTTTTAAACGCATAAATTGTTGGTATAGAAAGCCCTGTATCTACATCAAGTCGAGATCTAGTTTTGTTCGGAATACTTTTAAGTTCTTCTTTAGTACGTTTGATTTTAGAGTTAGCAACACCATTGTCCACGTCTATAATAGCTTTGGCTTTAGACCTATTTAATGCTTCGAGACTAGCTTTAGATACTTTTAACACTCGATTGAATTTACTGTTATCTGCATTGACGTCAATATTGACACGTTTCTTTTCTAATTCTGATAATTTAGCTTCTGTTTCAGCGATATCTTTAATCAACTTTTGTTTTTGCAACTTAACTTCTGGTGTAACTTCTTTAGAGTTTAGTTTGTCTAGTTCAAAATTCGATTCTAGTACCTTTTGTTGTAAATCTTGTATACTAGCATCTAATTTAGCTTTTACATTTTTGTTACTAAAGGCATCTAAAGACTTTTTAGCAACTTTGATAGTTTTTTGTAATTTTTTATCGTTAGCGTTTAATTCAACATCTTTAGTTTGATCTGCTACTCGTTTAAATCTTTGCACAGACTTAACCGCACTATCAATTTGCCTTTTGAATTTGGCTACACTAGCTTCAATAGTCGCTTTAATTTTATATTCCGTCACATTAACACCTCTCTTTCTATTGCTTATTAAATTCTGCTATAACTTTAAAGAATTCATTATTTTGTGGTTCGTATTCATCACGTTCGCTACTAAATCTTATATCTTTACCTTCGTTAAGCCGTTGGATATTTTCTTCATAAGGCAATACGTCGTTTGCATTGTTAAAAACATATTCCTCTTTAGGTTTATTTTCTGTCCCAACATTTTTAGTAGCTGCAGCATCACGAATAGCAAACGCAAGTTTGTAACGTTCGAATTCTTGGGTTAGCATTTCATACTCTTTCGCATACATTCGATAGTTATATTCTGTTAATGTCATTTGCTCAATAACGTTCAAATCTGTAATACCAAGTGTTGACATACAAGTTATAACGATTCTGTCGTAAGTTATTAGGCTTCCGCTGGTTTTTCTTCCGTTTCCACTACTTCGACTAGGTTTCGGGTCATAGGTCGCTTTCCCAACTCCGTTAAAATATCCGAACCGAATTCTTCTAGTCCGATATTTTCTGCGATTTCATCTAATGCTTCATCAATGTTATTAATAGTAATTGCTTGTTTTTTTAAGTGAGATGTAGCTGCGATTAAAACTTCGCCAATCACAACCGGATTTCCACTTTCTAAACCTACAGGCAACATTGATACACCTTGACCGATAGAAGCTTGTTCAACTTTTAAACCTAATCGGTTATCGATTTCTCTTAAAAATTTAAAACCAAAACTTAATTCTAATGACTTTCCGTTAATTTCTACATTCATAACTTAAAATCTCCATTCATAATTAATTTAAACAAAATAAAAAGGGCTTAACGCCCTATTTTTATACCTCTCTTGGTGCAACCGGTGGTGAATCTACTTTAGGTTGTGGAATTGCTGTTAAATCTTCGCCAGTTAATGCATCTGCTTTTGTAGTGTCGTGGAATCTGTATCCAGTCGCCTTAAGTTTCTTTGTTACAGCCTCAGGTAGTGTTGCAAATCCACGTTGGAAACGACCATTCACTCCATATTCATATTCATATTCATCAATACCGTTAGCTTCTGCTTTTAATTCAAATTTATTGTGGAAACCTTGGAAATATTTCGCTTTAAATTTAGCGGAATCCCCATTTTTGCCTGGTATTCTACTTTCAACTTCCCAAGCTTCATACAATACGCGATCTACAACTGCATCTTCAATTTCATCTGCAAAATCGTCACCATAAAACATTTTAGCAGTACCAGACATTGTTGACTCAACAGAACCACCAGTGTTATAAGAACCGTCCATTGTATCCTCTGTATCTGTATCAGCTTCATGTGATAAGCCGTATTCAGTTAAAAAAAGCATTTTAGTAGCATCTACTTTTTCGCCAGCTTTTCTAAATAAAATAATACGATCATTACTATTTTTCATATTTGCCATTCAATATTCCTCCGTTTTTTAAAATGTTTTGTAAGATATCGTTACTGATGTGTGTAGCAATTCTTGATTGGTAGTATCATCAACTAACTGTGTGATGTTAGTATCATCTTCTTCAAAGTCATAATCGTTTGTTTTAACGCTAGGTGTTAAATCATCAATACATCTTTTAACAAGTCCGTCATGATGTCCTAAATCATCACTTACACTCCAAATATCAATAACTAAATTCGTGTCACCAGAATAACTATCAAACGTGTATTTACTTCTGTTTGACTCCGGCATTTTTATTACAAAAAAAGGATACGGAATCTCTTGTTGCATCTCTTTACGAGAAATAACAGGGAATCCATATCCTTGTAGCGTTTCATACGCTTTATTATAAAGTTGTAAGTTCGGTGTCATGCTTTTATCTCCTATTCAAACAACGCTTTCAATTCTTCTACAGTTGATTTTCTTATTACCTCATATACTGGCCACATAAAAGGTTCTGCCTCCATGTATCGAGTACCAAACTCTAAGAAACCACTATAAGCTGCATGCGATGTGATAGTGTATTGCAAATCGCCAGTTTTTTTATATCTGATATTGCGTGATAAATTACCAGTCCAATAACCCTTATTCATTACTTCTCTAGCTTTCAATTTAGCTCGTACTACATATTCTTTGGCTTTTTCTTGTAAAGTATCATCTACATCATCATCGATGTTGTTTTTCATATCGTGAAATTGGTTTAACAGTGCGTCTAATCCGTCTATATTCATCAATTGACCTCTTCGATATAATATGACGTTTCGTGTCTGTATGTCTTTGTATCAATTATCTTGTAGCGAATACCATTAATTAACACGTGGCTAACAGGGTAAGATATTGATTCTTTTATCCTCAGGACACTTACATCGTTTTTTACATCGCCGAATTCAAGTTGCTTTCTTGCTCTAGAAATAGGATTAATATTGCATGGTATCGCATCATAAGTGATTAGAGTGTTTTCTTTTTTGCTAGTTTTAGGATTGTAAGTTGCTGCTTGTTCTGATTGAAAGACGGCTCTATCTTCATATCTCAAAAGAACACAGCCTTTCCTTTTTTAGTTCTCGTTCTAGCATTAAAGTAATTATCAATAATAGCTTCATACTCCTTGAAATCGTTCAATTCATACGCATTGCTACGTCCGTCAACCGCTTCTGATGTCATACCTTCAGCACCAATCCTGTTGTAGCGTTTAACTGCAACTTCTTTAATCATGTAACTAAACCTTTCCGGTATTTGTTCAACTTCAATAGGTAACATTGATAACAACTGGCTTTCACAACTTTTTATAATTTCCTCTAATTGTTCATCTTGCTTTTCATCTTTAAGACCAATACGTTTTTTTACATCAGCTAGCGTAGTCATATAATCACCTACTCTAGCGACTCAAAAGCGTTGATAATTTCAGCTTTTGTTTGTTTTTCATCAACTTGTAAGCCAGCAACACTTGCTATTTCGACAAGTTCTTTTTTGGTTAATTTTTCATTTACAATGTAAATCATTTGTTCGTTACGTTTATTTTCAACACTAGCTAAAGCTTTGATACGTTCATCTGTAGGATCATAACCTTTGCGAGGGTAGACATGCCCTTTCATATAGACATGTCTGTTATCTTCTAAATCTGTAAAATCTACTTTAACAATTCCTATGATTTCGGTCATGTTACCACTCCTAATTATTTATTAAACTTCTCTTGGAGATGGATCTGTTTTTTTGTCGGCAGGAACTAACTTAGCAAATGCTTTATCATCAGCGATATGCAATGCTACATGCATAGTTGCACGTAATGCCACCATATCTTGTTCGAATAAGTTTACAGGTGTGCCATCTTCGTTTTTAACTGTAGATAATTGTGCAGTTTCATCGATTTTGTATTCAATTAATTGAGGGATACCGTAAATCAACTTATCAAAGTCACCAGTAATTAATTCACCGCGTTTTAAATTGCTTGATTTAAGGTTAACCACAGGTAGACCATCTAACGTATCACTGTTACGGTCATAAATACGTTCCTTAGTTTCAGGATCTACAATTTTACGTAACAAGCTTCTGTTTTGTGTTTTTGAGATAAACGCATTTGCTTCTAATTCGTCATCTTCAAGTAATGCCTCTAAATCAATAATGTTATCTTGTGTGAAGTCACCTTTAATAACCTTATTAGTTTTTTCAATTGATTGCGCAATTGATTTACCGAATGGATTGTTACCTTGATTCAAAATACCCGCTTCATCAAATTTTTTATAGAATGCTTCAGCAATCATAGGCTTCATTTCTTCAAAGAATTGTGAATAAGTATAATTCAAAAATTCTTTTGTTACAGGTAAGATAACCCCTAATTTAAACGCTCTCATAGTAGCATTAACCCATGTAGCTTTAGATGTTTCGATTTTTTGACCTTCACCTACCCAGTAAGCACCTGGTTTATCAGCCCAAAAAGTAAACTTCTTCTCAGTACCTTCCATTGGTTCGTACTTACCTAATTGCATAATTTTAGAGTTTTCCATAACCTCTTGTAAGATGGGCGTTGTGAATTCATTCATCAACGTGCCATCTTTCTTTTCGTGCATCATTACATTGTCAGGGTTAAATACTTGCGGTTTAACATTGTTACTCGCAAAATGTTGCAAATTCAATTTTAATTTTTGTGTTTGTTCCATTTAAATGCCTCCGTTAATTTTTGATAATTCTTTTTTGTTTAGCGATTTCAGCCAAGTTTTGCGGTTTATTTTTAGACGAGTGGTTAAATGAATCCCCACCAGTCAATGGTGATTGTCTAGCGTTAACCTTAACCGCTTCACTAACTGCTTTTTTTACTGCATTAGAAAAAGCTTCAACGTTCGATTTAGTTTGTTCAGCAGTATCTGTTACAACTAAATTAACAACCTCATCTGATGAATCAACTTCTGCTTCACTTAACATTTTCCTTGCTTCTGAACGCATTTCATTTAATTGTTTTTCTGAGCGTAATTGCTCCAGCTCTTTTTCCATTTGCTCGCGTTCATATTCATCTTTTTGATCCTTGTTCATTTTCGCTAATTTAGCAGCTTCTTTAGCAGCTTCTTCTGCTTTTTCTCTTGCATACTCATCAGCTTTTTTCTTTTCGTGGGCTACACGACGTTCAAGTATTTCATCAACTTTCTTTTGTTGCTCTGGCGTGAAAGTTATTTCAGTACCTTCGTCATTTTCTTTCTTATCAGGATCTCTTTTTTTACCATCTCCACCTGGTTCATCCGGATCATCTGATTGGTCTGCAAAAAATTGCAAATTAAACTTAAGTTTATTTTCTTCCATGAGATATACCTCCATTTATAGTCTGTCGACTGTTTTTCCATGCGTGCTTTTTATGTCATCAGCACGTTTTGGACATAAAAAATAGCCAACACAATTAAGTGCTAGCTATTAAAAGAGTGGTTCGTTATATTTCGGTTTTTCTTTATTGGCTAATACTGCCGACCTTACGCTGTCTAAGTTTGCATCAATAATAACTGTTTCGTTTCGCTTTTGTAACTCTTTACGTATACCTTTTAACTCTCTTGCTATGTCTCTAAGGTATTTGTCAGTATTGCTCATACCAATATCCTCCAAACACTTAATTTACTATCATACAATGCTAACTTGCCTTTAAAAACTTTTACTTTTAAATCAATCATCGCTTTTCACTTTTCCTCCGAAGTATTTTGTTTTTCGTTTCTTGTTTGGTTTTTTCGGCCACATAGATTTAGGTAATAAAGCGCAATCTGAACGACAATTGATATGCATAGGGTAGAAATTAACACCAATTTTAGCGTCTTTAACTTTGAATACTTCTCCATTAAGCCCTTTACATACTTTAGTTGTTCTATTATCGATTTTTGCAATATACATATAATATCCTTCTGGAGAGATTTCTTTCATACTGTCAATACTTGATTGTGCGTGAACACGTGCTGATTCTGTATAAAGCAATGATTTGATTGCTGCGGTCTTTTGTCGTGCTGTGCCTTCGAATTTATTTAGGTGCTTACGCATATCTTTAACGTATTCGTTAGGATGTCGACCTCTAATAACTACATTGGCAATTATTTCTTCTATTTCTTGCTTCATTGCTTCGGTATTAGTCCATAATCGCTCTGACCAAACGACACCATGAAATTGTGTATCTATAATTGTATCTATAACTTCTTTAGCTACTTGTACACCTTCACCTAAAATACCTGCTTGATCACTGAACACACGATAAGCTGTTGATTCGAAATATTGCCTCATCGATAATTCTGTTTGAGCTGTTGCATAAGCGATTAGGAATTCGATTTGAATCTTTAACATCTGTTCTCTAGATACATACATCTTAGTGTTATACTTCTTTAATTCTTCGTTTGCTCTTTCGCTAAAGTCTTTGTTTTCAACCAATCTTTTTGCTTCTTCTTGAAATGCTTTTACATCGAACTCATCGATAATCTTTTTTGCTTCTTGTAATGTAACGCCTGCAAAATCTCCGTACTTAACAATAAACGCATTGATTTCTTTTTCAATGCGCTTAATCATCATATTCAATATACGTTCTATTTCTTCAGCTTTACTTTTATCCCGCTTCAACTCATTCTCGATTGCTTTGCGTCCGCGTTCTTCCCAATATTCTTGAGTGTTTTTGTTAGGCAATTACAATCATTCCTTTTTATCGATAGAATCTTTTGTGCTATCGTCTTGTTCATCGTCATTGATGTTTCTAGGGTCTTGATACATATTTTTTTGAGCTTTTTTAATAGATTCTTTCTCGTCTTCTTCGATTTTCTTAACTTCTAATTCAGGGTCTTGGAAGAAAGAGAATAGAGACATTAAAGTTGTTTGACTAATCTTCCCACCAGAATCAATATAAGCCTTTAATTCTTCAATTAACGACTTAGGTAAGTTTCTGTTGTATACGTATCTAACAGTATTAAAATCTTTGCTTACGTCAATTGACCGTGTATTTTTTAGTATTGTCTCTAACAACTTAGCACGACGTCTTAGTCCTTTAGTGAACAATCCTTCTTTAGTTTTAGTACGTTGTTCTAATCCGAATAATTTGTATTTCATTGCCTCGCCCGATTGAGTGCCGCTGAAATTATCATCTTTCATGTTAGGTGTGTTGGTGAACATGTGTATATCACTGTTTAAACGGTCTTTATAAGCTTCTGTACCTTGCACATCGTATTGTTTATAGATATAACCGCCATCAACAGAGCCTTCTGTTTCTCTACCTTCGCTATCAGCGTAAACAGTCGGTTCTAAAAACAACACGTTAGCTTCCTTTTGTTTTCTAACTTCTACGGGATCTAAATTTAAATTACCTTTAATAAGTAACATAGCGTCATTTAAATCACTCATATAGTTAGCTGTATCTGATTCAGCATTATCATACAAATCGATTAAAGTGATTACTTTCTCATAATCCCCTTTTCTTCTTTCGTTATTGCTAAATTCTGTAATAGGCATGCGTTCAAATGAGTGAGATTCAAAACTGTTTTCACGTGGTGTGAGCTTCAATCCACTTGTTCTACTGGTAAGATATCTATAAACACCGTTAGAAGTAAATAAATCAACTGTAAACACTTCATCTTCGTCAGTCTTGTCTATTGGTTTAGTTCTTAAATATCTAACGCCTGCGATACTATTACGTTCAATTGTATTGTCGTATATGACAAAAGTGCTCATCGCATCACTCTTGTATAAACGAGTTTCATCATCTTGATTTCTAATCATTAACTCATAAGCTTTACCATAAATTGATAAGTCTAATCCTAGAGATCTATTGTGCGACTCAACATCATTTAAATCATTGAACGCCTCAATAGCTTCTAATACATCTTTGTCATCATCTTGATATTGAATTGGATTACCCAAGAAATAGCCGTTGATAAAATCGCTAATATAAGATGCGTAATCATGCGCTACACGGTTATCTGCCATGTACTCTTCTTTGCGTCGTGTTAACTCAACTAAGTTCTTAGTTTTACCTTCGTAATAATCACTTAACACTTTCAATCTAGGTCGTTGGTAATCCATGTGATGTTCAATGTATTTACTTACTTCATTAACGTTTTGTAACAAATCGGATTCCGTCCCGTCATATGTGTAAACAACATTGGCTTCATCATTAAATAAGTAATTTATGTTTCCCTGTAGATCTGTATCTGTTTCAAATTCGTTTACTTTTAACATTTGTTCCCTCCTATAATCCTAGAGATTTTATTGTGTCAACTTTCGAACTGACATTTGTGCGTTTTCTAACCGGTCTGTAGAATCGTTCTACTGAATAACGCAACGAATCGATACAATGATTGTATGTATCTACTGGTTCATTGGTATATTCACCTGTATCTTTGTCCTTTTGCCATGTGTAGTTGTCAAACTCTTCAATAGTCTTGAAACAACGTTCATCAACAATGATTTCAAATTGCATTAAGAATTGTAACCCTTGTACAACCGAGCCCTTCCCTTTTTTGGTTGGTAAAATCCTTTTAAGCCCTAGATTCCTTAATTCAGCTATACTTTTTTGTTCTGCACTATCTGCTGTAATTTCTTCTTTAGCATAACCAAGTTGCTTTATGACATTAGCTATTTCATCATTCAGCATACCTTGTTTAACATACTCTTCAATGATGTATAACTTCTTTTTCTTTACATCTATTTTAGAATGTATAAAAGCACTAGGATCATTAACGTAGCCAAAGTCCAATCCAAAATAAGAAGGTAAATGTCTTAACTCATCTTTATTTATTAAACGTTTTTCATACTTAGGGAAAACCAATTTGTCTAGTGTAGCAAATTCACCTAACGCATAAATTTTGTAATATGCTGGATTACGATTTGCTAACAACTCTAAGTTTTGTCGTGTCATTTCATCAAGAAACTTATTATCTCGATAACTAGATTGTCTAATCATGACATTTTCCATTGGTTCACCATGTTCAAAGAAATACTTATAAACCCAATTCAGTTTAGATACTGGGTTAAACATCAAAAATATTTGCTTATTCACGTGTTTACGCTCCCTCAAACGCAACGTTAATTGCGTGTAATCATTTAGTGTGAATTCAGACGCTTCTTCCATGACTATGTCTGATATGCCTTTTATCGACTTTATTTTCTCTGGGTTATCTAATCCTTTAAACAAAAAAACTGCGCCGTTTGGCAATTCAACTTTGTTATCAGTCTTATTCCAAAGGCACATGTCCCAAATACCGAAGTTTATCAAACAATCTTTGACATCTTCGAATAAACTATCTTTAATTGTTGATTGGACTTTTCTAAGCCATAGTATACGCCTAGGATATTTCCAGTCTTGCAATGCTTTAAGTACAACTTTTTGTATAACGCCGTGAGACTTACCGCTCGAACCTCCACCGTAATGTACTTCAGTGAAGTTATCGTAATTGGTTAGTATTTCGAATATGTTTCTATTGAAAACATTAGATGGTTTATTAAAGTTTAATTTAACTTTCGTCATCGTACTCACCAATATTAATCTCAATATTCTTCTGAGTAATTTCTTTTTTATCGATATACGCACCATGTACTTTTAGTATGTGGTCAATAGATCTCTGACGCTCTTCAAAAGTTGGTGTGATTGTGTAAGTAACCTCTTTTTCCACTTCATCGTTTAAATGGTCATATTTCTTACTGTAAGCCTCTTGAGGTTCTCCTCTAGCAATAGAAGCAGATAACGCTAAAGCTTCTGTAATACTCATTAAACGCTCTTCTTGTATCTGTTCTAATCGTTCTTTAATATATTCCGAAACATTAACATTTCTTAACAATCGACTTGCTAAAGACTCTGCTGTTTTCTTACTATAACCTGCTGTAATTGCTGCTTTTTTACCATTACATCCATTCATTATATATTCATCTGCGAATCTCTTTTGTTTTTCGTTCATTTCATTTACCACCAACTCTCGCGCTATACGCTTTTTAAAATTAAAAAAGGATTGGCTATAATCAGCCAACCCACATAGATCCTTTATTCCTAATTGCGATAAGGGAAACGCAGTAAGATAGTCAATATCCTACACTATCATAATATCTCATTTTAGGTATCAAAAACTGCCACTTTACTGCCAATTTCACTCTTCCCCTAACTCTTCCGCCAATCTAGATATGATTTTCCTTTTGATTCTATGAGCAGTTCTATCAGAAATGTGTATGTCATCACAAACTTTCACTAATTCCTTTTTATTAAAATAATACTCTTGAATGAATTCGCGTTCTTTCCTACTTGATGTGTTGATTATACGTTCAATAGCGCTCTTAAACTCAAGGATTTTACCTCTTCGTATACTACAAAGATAATTAGTTACTGCCATTTCTGTTTTCGATGTATTAGACGGTACAAACTCCCCGCCTATATTTGTATCTGTTGGAATCCATGGTGTCATTATTTCACTTCTTAAATCTTCGAGTTGCTTATGATAATTAGGATAATCACACAACTCATCTTCTAACTTTCGAACTGTTGATAATTTTAATCCATATTTCTTTTTAGTCATGAATACCCTCCATACAAATATTTTTAATCTTCAAAATGTCTCAATCTACTTCTTAATATCTCTATCTCCCGCTCTTTAACTTTCACATCGCCTTTTAACTGTTCAGCTTGCAACATCACACCAAACAATAAGATGACTAGTAATATAATTGCTATGACTAACCACATCATCTACTCTGACACCTCCGCCCTCATCAAATCAGACTGATCGCTCAACTTTGCGAAGTCACTCGGCGCCTCTACATCATCATTAGCCGTCGTCATAATATATACTTTCTCAGTTACATACTTACCTAGCTCATACATCGCTAGTAAGAATAATAGTCTTAATATTTGTTTAATCATTATTTATCTACCTTCTTTACTTCGTATAAGACCGGATATAAATTTAAAAAGTGTATTCTATAACCAATCGTTTTAACTTCTACTTTGTCGCCTACTTTTAACCTAGCTTGTATGTCTGCGCTATCAAATTTCTTTTTGAATAATAAATCAGAATTTTCAATGACTTGTTTGTTGTCTAATACAATATAGAACTTGTCTTCTTTATCTTGTCTCTTGTTATATTTATCTGTAATTGTCCCTTGATGTACTTCTTTGTTTTGGTAACTAGCCACTGTATAGATAGGAGATATGACAACAAGCATCAGTGCGATTACGCCGAATAATCGCAGTATTCCAGCAATAAAGATATCAAACCAATCCATATTTTTAAGTTTTTTAATCATCATTGTCATCTCCAGTATCAATTAAACTAGGCATCATTCTTAACATAGCCCTTAATTCATGTTCATTCATATTAGCCATCATAGGACTGTAAAATTCACTGTCTTTATCATTAATTTCTTTAATGAAATCATCTTCAATCTTAGCTTTTTCTTCAGGTGTTTTATTTTTATATTTTTTGATTATTTCAGTGTACTTTTTCGGGAATTTCATTTTAGGTATGTTAATCATCGTCTGCCTCCTCAACATTAATCCCAACTATATAACCTTTGTTCAATACAAGTTCTCTGCCATAATCTTTTTCTATCGTTAAATAGTCATCATCATTTCTAAAATCATCCAAAACAAATACTATTTCGTTAAATAATTCATCTTCATGTAATATCAAACTACTACCGTCATGTAATAAAATTCTCAGCTGATTCATTTCCCACACTCCCTTATATTTTCAAACAACTGACCTAATTTAATAACTGCATCTCTTTTAACTTGTGCCTCGTACTTCTCTTTTGCTTCTTCTTTACTCTCTGCCTCAACAACTGTATAGCTTTGATTGCTCTTAGCTTTAGTTATGTGTGTATGTTTACGTCCTGTTGAATCTTTGAATGTTGTGACTAGGTATTGTGTCACTTCCCCAAAACCTCCTTGACTCGATCTAAGATGTCTTTACACGTAACCTTTTTCTGTGTCTGCTGTTCCATCTTGTCTTGCATGATTTCGCTCCATTTTCTTTTTATAAGCTGAGATGAGTTTGTCGATAGTGTAGTATTGGATTGCAATAGCGAATGGTAAGAATAAATTAATACTAAACCAACCGTTGTATAATTCGTCTATATCTGACATAAATTCATCAACTATATCACTGTCATTAAAATCAATTTCAACACTATCTATACAATCGGTAAAAATGCCATCTTCTACATAATCCAAAATTTCTTCCATATCGTCTGATTGTTGATTCGCAATACTCAATCCAAACGCCAACATGTCTGCTAACTCATCTAACTGCACATCTAATGGCTTACCTGGTTTCTTTTTCCAGTTTTTAAACGTTTCCAATGTATTAAACCATTCAAAGAATTCAACAACATACGCAACCTTACTATCTTGTAAATTAAGTGTTGGAATTCTATCGTCAAACTCCTTTTGTATTTGTAATAACTCTTGTAATTGATCTACTGTTAATGTGTTAGTCATTTTCCTGCTCCTCTAAATCTTTTCTTTTATTCCAAATTTTTATAAGTTTTTCTGCATTATTGGTATGAACGTGTGACCATGTAGATGGTTGTAGTTTGCAATTTTTATTAGTACATTCAATTAATAATGTATCAAAGCTATATCGTATATCTGCTAGACCGCCACAAAAAGGGCAGGGCTTAATTTTCGGACTACTCATCACTCTTCACTCTCCTCATATTTATAGACCACTTGCCCCGTCATAATCCCTACTGCTTCATCAAGACCAATATCTTCTTTGAGTGCATCTTGCATAGCATTAGGTAAACCCTCAAGTATTTCATCAAACGCTTGTGCTTTCTTATACACGTCCTCAATCTCTTTTAGCAATCCCTCTGTGTCATTACCGTTATACGCACTAGCACTGATAACTGACTGTTCAATTTGTTCACGATTATTCATCATTTCCATCTCCTCTAAAATAAAGTTAGTTGCTTCTGTTCCTCATATTCCAAATCCTGTTGCTTTATATATGTTTCAAGCTCTTCAGCAGTATCAAATGTCTTTTTCACGCCTTGCCAACCTGGTACGATATGCCCATGAAAGTAATAAGTGCCATTTGCTACATGGATATGTGCCACTCGTTCGTTATCCTGATACAGATATCTCTTAGATCCGAAAAATTGGTTTAAGTATTCTTTGCGTGCGCTATCGGTTTTAGGCATTTATACTTCCTGCCATTTCTTAAACATTTGGTTATAAGTAGTATCAAACCAGTACGGATCACGTGAATGTTTTTGAGCCACATTAAATAAATGTGGCTTCTTTCTTCTTAGCTCTGCCTCTTTCTTTCGCTGTCTTTCCAATTTACGTTCGAGTCTAGCTTGTTCCAGTCTTTCTATTGTTTTCTTTTCTCTGTACTCACTTAAACGCATGCCTTCTGGTGCGTCCATTGCTTCATGTAGTTCCCAACCGTCTTTTACTCTTTTAGAAACCATTCCGGGTGTTATACCGTGACTTTCAATTAATTCCATTTCAAATTTACTGAACCTATAAGGTTTATCGTGTATCCTTACAATTCTTGCTGTTTTCGCCATTTATTCCACCTCTACATTTACATTTCTAATTTTTAAATTGTCATACTCTAGTATTTCGTTAGGATTGTTATATAAGTAATCTGCCAGCGTTTCTTTTTCTTTATCCACATCACCAAAATGCTTATATTCAACTTCTGTAGGTATTCTTATATCAATCGTTGCGTTTATATATGCTTGTTGTTGCATTAGATCACTTCATTTCTCTTTTGCGTTCTCGTCTTGCTTTAATTAATTCCTCGTAAGTAATCCATGTTTTGCCTGTGTACTTAGGTGCTTTACATATCCAATTGAGTTTTATGTTTCTGTATTTATGTCTGAAAATCTTAGCTTTAAGTTTTGCTACTTCGGTTGGCATACCTTTAATGTCGATAACTTCAATCAGTTTGTCATCGAGATATAACGCGAAGTCTGCAATATATTCAATCTTTCGTTGTTTATCTAGTTTTGGTAATAATTCGAATTTCGGTTGTATTTCGATATGATCATAATTAGTGCCATTCATATTACTTTCTAAATATTGGTAATATTCACACTCTACTTTGCTATCAAATACAATTCCTTTGTACTCAACTTTCTTAGCATTGTATTTACTCATTGCGCCACCTCTAAATATCAAATATCGTTGCTTGTAAACCTAGCTCTTGCTCATATAGAAGTCCGTGAGCGCCTTTAAATCGTTTTAGGTCACTATCAGTCATAATTTTCTTTTCGTCGCTGAAATGGGCTCCTGTGAGCGAATAAACTTCATTCTCGTTATCTTCATGTTTGATGACCTTAATATCTTCCGTGCCATCTTCTCGGTATAAGTAATATTTTTCTTTCGGCATTTTTAACACTCCTTAATATTCGACGATTGCGGGTCTTTCTTCTTTTTCTTTCAACTTATCATCAATAAGTTTTTTAAGTTTCTCTTGGTCTCCGTTTGCAAAATCAATCATCTTTTGAGCATATACATCTCTACAATGTAATATTTCTTTTATATTTTGTTTTGTGATTACCACGCATCTCGCTCCCTGAAATCGTCTCCGATTACTCTTACTTTTCTTGCTCTTTTTTTCATTCTCGAATTTATACGTTGCCAGTTCATATTTTGATTTAGTTCTTTATCACTAAAGTTAGTTGTAAAGATGTTGTTTTTACCTACTCTGTTATCAACAATGCTGAAAAGTTTATTTATAGTGTGTTCTGTGTTTTCTACACCCATATCATCTAGTACAAGTAAATCAATCTCACTAAGTAATTTGACTAGTTCGTCTGTAGTCTCTACTGCATTTTTGTTGTATGTCGCTTTGATACGATCCATCAACATTGGTATATGCATAAAAGCAACTGTATGCCCTTTAGCTTTAACTGCTTTTGCGATAGCGTATGCTAGGTGGCTTTTACCAGTTCCATATGAACCTTGAAATATTAATGATTTTGGTTCTTTTGTAGAGAAACCCTGTACATACTCTATTGCTGATTGTTTAGCGTGTACTTGTTTTTCATTTTGTGGCTTGTAGTTGTTTACTGTTGCATCTCTTAAAGACGGATTAACGTTTGATTGATTGAATATGTTGTTTATCTTCCGTTGCTTGTTTCGCTTATATTCCTCATAGATTTCACATTTGCAACCGTCTTTATACTCGTAACCATCCGGGTGTTTTTTAGTAGGAGCGAACTTATATAAGTCGTATTCACTTCCACATCTCTCACATTTCAATCCTTTTTCGACATGAGTAGGTTGATATTTTTTCAAACTTTCGTTTATCTTTTCACTGAATAGTGGTTTCATAATATCCCCCCCTAATCCCAATAACTTTCGTCGTACTTCATACGTTCCAATTGATCTATGCCAGTTGGTTCTGCTTTTTGATTGAGGTATCCCTCAAATTTATTACCAAAAAGTGTTTCTGGTCTAAGGTATTTATCGCTATCCGTGTTTAGCCACTCAGCTGTTTTGATATCAATCACCTTTTTAAAATCCTCCAACCTAAAATCTTGATTCCATCTTGCTTTAATAAAATCTTTTGTTTTAGCTGTATTGTGTTTAAAATGCTTGCCCGCTTTTTTGTTTAAGTAATCGATAATTTCTTTATAGGGTATAGAAGATGCTGTCGGGTTGCCCGACAATATATCTATTCTATTTATATTGTTATTACTTGTATTATTAATACTTGTATTATTCTCTTTGACATTTGCGTCAATAGGGGTATTGACAGAATTATCAATAGGGGTATTGATTTTTGCGTCAATAGGCATTGACGATTGCGTCAAGGGGTACATCTTCCTTTGTTTAACTTCATTACCTTCTTTGATAATTTCGATTTTTAGATAACCAAATTTGATAAGGTTCGAAATTCTACGAGATATAGTTTCTTTAACGACGTTGTATAAAGTTGCAAAGTAACCATTACTTGCTGTGCAGTATCCATACTTATTACTTAAAGACGTTATTTCTGCAAAAAGTAATTTTTCACTATCAGTAAGTCGATTATCATATCTGACATTTGCCGTTATTATTGAGTAGTAACTTGGTTGTTCAGTCATTCTCAGCACCTTCTTTCAGTGCTTTTATTTTGTCCGGTACTTCCCAGTTATTTATGAATTCTTTAAGTTCATCTGTCATAGGTACGTCATTAAGGATTACGTCTGAACCATGTAAATAAAAATTAATTTTATTAAACATGAGAGCAGTCTCATAAATATTTTTTGACCATCCAATATGATATGTCTTTCTTTTATAAGTTATTTGCGCTACATAACCACTTTGAGTTAAATAGACTCCTTTGAACTTACTTTTTCCTCTTCTACGACGTTTTTGGTCTTTGTAAGTTTTGTATTCATATTCAAATATAGAGTCATTTTGATTTTTATGATTCTTATAACCTTGTCCGTCCCAATATTTATCTACTGCGCTGTTGTATGCTTTAGCTGCCTCCCATTCATCAACAAAACTACCTAAATATTTAGATTTGCTATCAATTTTTATTACAGCAGACCATTTTTTTGTTTTTCGATTTAAATAAACACCTTTATAGATACTCGAAGTATTTCTTGTAGGCCTTGCCCATCGTTGTTGATAACCAATTGAAGTGATGTTGTTTTTGGTAAAATCATTATTTTTTATTTTTTGAAAACCATTTTCTAATACAAATCCACTTAAGCTAACGTTGAGTGGATTTGTGTGAATTCTTCTAACGTTATCTACATAAGATTTTGTCCAAATATATTGATTAACCCTCTCATAATCTTCATCATCAACAAAAATTTCTTCTCCATCTTGTAAAAATATCGATTTAACCATTATTCTCCTCCTTTCAGCATTTTGTTGAGCCTCTCATCAACTTTTAGCCATGAGTCATGCAAGTGATATTTATCATCAAACGACTTAACGCCAATCGCATGTTGCTCGTTGTGATGTTCGCGACATAACGCTAATACATGTTTGTCATAGTGGTTCATTTTGTTTCTGTTCATGCCTCTGCCGACTGCTTCATAATGTGCCAGGTCTGCGTGAGGCTTTCCGCATATTACACAGTTGCGGTTGACAGTTGACCAGTATAAGAACGATTTATCTTGTTTCAGCAAGTCGCTTGTTTTGTAGCTAAGTGGTATGTCATTGTAGAACGTCCAGTCAAGCGTTGCTTCAATGATTTGACTTGCTTGTGTTCTCGTACAATTACTTAGTGAAATACGTTCATCATAGCCGTAGTAAGTCCTTACATACTCGATGAACATATGTCGCATATAGTCCATTGGTTGACCTGTATATTCTTCTATGTCTTTGACAAGCGCGAATATTTTTCGTCGTTGCTTGCCGGTAATTTGAAACGGATCTATGACGCTTACATCGACTTCCACATCAAATCCGTTATCAAGTAGTAATGTTTCTTTATTGCCTAATTCAACACCCGAGATGACAACTGTTGTTGTACCGTCATCTTGAGTGATATAACTAGTAATTATTGGCATCTAATCATTCCAATCAGAACGGTAAGTCATCATCAGTAATCGCAGTGGTATTATCAAAAGGATTATTACCAGTTTGAGTTTGTCTTTGTTGATGATAATTGTTGTTTGGTTGTTGGTTGCTATTCTTCGGTTCTAAGAATTGAACACTGTCCGCTGCTACTTCTGTAACAAACACACGTTGCCCGTCTTTGTTTTCATAACTGCGTGATTGTAAACGTCCATCAACGCCAGCCAATGACCCTTTGGATAAATAATTATTTACATTTTCTGCTTGTTTTCTAAAAGTTACACAGTTAATAAAGTCTGCCTCACGTTCTCCTTGAGCGTTAGTAAATGTTCTGTTAACTGCGATAGTGAAAGTGGTAACACTCACACCATTTGGCGTTGTTCTATATTCTGGATCTTTTGTTAAGCGTCCTACTAATACTGTTCTGTTTAACATTATTGTTTCTCCTCACTATCCAATTGTTTTAATCCCGCATCTAATTTTTGGTGTGCTTCTGCGATTTGTTTTTGACTTAATTTATTAATGTTAGATATTTTTAGCCATCTCATCGTTTTATCGATAGTTGCATCTCGCCCTTTTTCTTGAGATAAGTTCACGAACTGATTGATACGCTCTTCTAATTCTGTAATATCGTTGTCACTTGCACTTGGTAGTTCCTCGCCGTTGTAGATATATAAGCCTAAACCGTGTAAAGCCGAAGCTTTTACAAAACATCGTTTTTGCGCTTTGTTAATATCGAAAGTTGTTGCACTACCTTTAGCAAGCGATTTATTTCTAAAGTCCAATACTGGAAGCCACTCAGTCTCTGTACTATCTTTCACAGTCACAGATACCTGTACAAAATAGCCTTCTGGTGTAGCCAAATAAGGTACAAAATAATTTTCTGTGTTAATATCTGGATGTGGAAACTCGTGTACTTTTACTGTGTAGTTTGGGTCAATCTTTTTCAGCTCTTGGTGTGCATATGACCATGCTAGATAAGTTAATCCATTTTTTTGTTCTGTATGATCATTCACGTTTTTACTGTTCAACTGTTCAAATAATGTTTGTTCAGTCATGTTCTACCTCCTCGTACTCAATAGTTTCTGTCACTGTTTTCTTGATTGCTTTGTGATAATCCATATTGATACTCGCTTCTTCCATACCGTTAAACTCCCTAGCTCTATTTCTATTTGTGGAGTAACTAACATCTGAATTGTTATCAGTTGGTTTGTTAGTTATATAAATTGGCATATCCCTATGACGGATGATATAAGTTACAGTCTGATTCATAGCGACCTCCTACCATCTCATGACTAAGTTAATTAGTCTGTCCTGTTCGTCTGTGTTCTCTTCAATCCATTCATCTATTGCTTGGTTGAATAAGTCTGATGCCATATCTAAGTCATTCTCATCTACGACATAAGCATGTTTAATTGGTACGTTGTTCATATCTTTAACTTGTATTGATATGCCCATATGACCTTTTAAAATGAATAGCTTAAAATCGAATCCGTTAACATGAATATTTTTGCGTATGATTTCGCCTATTTCGTAATACATCTTGACTTCCTCCGTTTTTCGTTTTATATTGAACATGAATTTTTTCTTAAGTGTTTTGTTTGATACTGTTACTTGTTGGCGCAAGTAGCAGTTTTTTTATTCTTCATAAAAGTATTCTTTATAAAATATGAATGTTGCGATACTTGCGAATCCCGCAATTGACCACGCTGTAGTGAAGTATAGAAACGGCATGAGTACAATCGCTAAGACTGTGAAGCATAATACTGCTAATAGATAGCTTTTATAAATGTTACTCATTTTCTTTTTTCAACGCCTCCATTATTCTCTCGTCTGACAAGCCGTGATAAGGGAATTTTTCTCTAGCTAATTGGACTGGTATTCTGCCTCGAATCGCAATGTAACCTTCGTCTTCAAGCTCTTTATTCAGTTCTCTTATTATTTGTCCTGCTTTGGATTTAGAAACAGATAAAATTACTGCAAGTTCTTTAGCTTGCAAACTATTTTTTATCATATCTATTCCTCCTTTTTATTTTTGTGTTGTGTATAATTTAGTTATCTCCTAGTGAAAGGAGGTGATAAGTATGGAATTTAATGATTTTCAAAATTTCTTTGGTGAACTTAGTAATCAAGCCGAAAAAGAATTCGGTGGTGACAGTGACTTTTTTAGAGATAGAATAAATAAGTTGAAAGAAGATGCTCCTGAAAACGTATCTTACGAAATTATTTATTCAATAGCTTTATACGAAAGCTTAAAAGCTCAACAAGATATGAAAATTTTGAATACAGTTAAATATCTTTTAGATCGTGACTAGCAATATCCAACAATGATTTGCTCTGAGCATTATTAATTTTTGGATAATCAAAATTTCTAAGTTTAAATCTTGTGTTTTTCTCAATCTTTACAACCTTCCACGTCACAACTGCCATTGTGATGAGGAGGGTTGTTTTGTATAGTGTGTTCATTGATAATTCCTCCTATTAAGATTTTTATTTTTCTCCTAAAAACTTATTAACAAAGTATTGTTGTCCTTTGCCTGTTACTTTTGGCGTCTTACTAATTGATGTGTGACCGTCCGAATGTGTGA